GTACCACTAACTGCATACGCTGTTGTAGGTTCTTGTCTTACGTTTTCTACAAAGACTGCAACTCCATTTGTTGTCGCAGCTTTAGACAATGTAAAAGCAGTCGTGCTTCCATCTCCACTAAATGTATCTTTAGTTACAGATGCAAAGTTACTTGCAGGGCTATTTCCTACGTAAGCCATTTTATGAAATCTCCATGTAACTTAAAATAACTGAAACTTTATCTGCTACAGAACAATCTACACTTATCCTATCATCAGCATTTAAAATTATTTTATTTCCTGCCATAATCTCTACTGTTGAACCTACAGGAATTGGTATATCTTTTATTAAATGTGCTGTGGTATTTGTTGTTGAACCATCTTGATTTGTTGTACTTACTAATTTGACAGAAGCAGTGACTTGTGAAGTATGTACATTTGCAAGACTTAATCCAATAATCACTGCAGTGCGACCATCAGGGCAATCATAAATTTCTTCAAAAGTTCCTGCACTTGCAGGTGCTACATCTCTCGTTGTTACTTTAAATGTATTTGCCATGTTTCTCTCCTTATCCTAACGCTATGGCTAACGCTGTTGCTTCATCTGCAGCTGATGTAGTAGTTGCTACTGTACCTGCTGTGCTTGGTAATGTTAGTGTAATGTCGGCAGTAGATGAAGGACCTATTAAAGTTACTTTATTTGTGCCATTATCACTGTCTTCAAAAAACTCTAAAAATCCTGCTGAAGTAGAACCATTCTTTAATTGTATACCTGCATTTGCTATTGGTGTTGTTAGTGTAGGTGTAGTTAAAGTTTTATTTGTTAATGTTTTTGTTGTCGCAGATAAATATGTATCAAATGTATCAACAGTGGTTTGTCGCATCGTACCACCATCATTAGTTACAATGCCATCACCACCTGCAACAGCAGTTGTACCTGCAGATGTACCCCCATCCATAAGATTAAGTTCAGTAGTTGTTGATGTTACTCCATCTAGAATATTTATTTCTGTTGCAGTAGCTGTAACTGCTACATCTTCATTTATCTTTGGACTTGTTAATGTTTTGTTTGTAAGTGTAGCAGTTGATGCTGTTGAAACTAAATCAACGTCACCACCTGTACTTGGTAGTGTTAAAGTATTTGACGCACTTTCTGAGTGTGGTGCAGCTTGAAGTGCTTGTGCATGAGCATTACCTGACTCACAATAAAAATTAATTTTAGACCTTGAACCTGAGTTCTTTAAATCAATAGTACCTGATTCAATTCCAACATTACCATCTAGTAAAACTTGACCTGAACCTTTTGGTGTTAGTTTTAAACTAATATTTGTATCACCACCTGTTGCAGATATTTCAGGTGCATTACCTGTTGCAGCATTTGTTACATCAATCTGATTGACAGCAGATGCTGTAGTTTGAAATATAATCTGTTCGTTACCATTTTCATCTGCAATAAAATGTGCATCATCAATAAGTATGTTATGTGAGTTAGTATCAAGATTACCACCTAGTTGTGGAGATGTATCAGCAACAACATCTGTGATACCACCAAGAGCAGATGATATAGATGCTAATGTAGTTTTTCTTAAAGCACTTGCACTTGCATCATGTATTAATATTACATCATTAGATGTATCAAGAGATGTTTCAGCAGTCTGTCCTGTAATAACATTTGCATTTACCATTGCAGTTTCTACTGCACCATTTGCTATTGTTACAGCACCATTTGATGCTATAGTTACATCACCTGATACTGCTACAGGATTAAAATTAGTACCATCTGCAACCATAATATGACCACTGGTATTTGTACCCATAGTTAGGTCATCACCTGATACAGTTAAGTCACCTGATACAGTTAAATCTCCTGCAACTGTAGCGTTAGCACCACTAAATGTTAATGCTGTTGTTGTTCCTGATTTAATTATTAAGTTACCAGATGTATTAGTTGCACTACCAAATGTTGTGCCATCATCTTTAAAGAATATGTCACCACCATCTGCATCAAGACTAATATCTCCTGCAACATCTACTGTCAAATCTCCAGAAGATAAATCTATCTCTGTGCCATCTATTGTAATATTATCAATAGATACTCCTGCATCAGCAGTTATGGCTGAACTAAAGGTATCTAACGCACCTTCAAAGTATGTTTCAAAATCAGTTAATGCAACTTGTTTCATCGTGCCAGCATCATTTACCACTACCCTATCAGCATCAGCTAACGTAGTTGAAGTAGCAGATGTGTCACCATCCATTATATTTAACTCAGTGGTTGTAACTGTAGCACCATCAAGTATTTCTAATTCTGCTTCTGATATACCTGCACTACCTATTGTAAGTGTTCCTGATATATCAACGTTACCATTTATATCAACAGTTGTGGCCGCAATCTGTATTTCTGTATCTGCAACTAAATCTAATTGTCCATCTGTAGATGAATTAATGTATATTGCAGTATCTCTAAATTGTAACTTTTCTGTTGAAGCAACTAAGATGTCATCACTAAACTCAAAGTAGTCTTCATCTTCCATCCATTTAAGAACACCATCATTACTTTCACCATCAAAAGTTACAGTAATATCTGTTCCTGCTGTACCATCACCAAGCGTAAGTGATGTTCCAAGCATTTTAGTTATAGGACCACCTTCAGCAGTAGTGCCATCATGTGTGTGTCCTGTACTTGCGGCAAAGGCGGCTAATAACTGGTTAAACTCGTCATTAGTATCGGATGCCTGTATAACGTCACCGTCAGTATACGTGGACTGTCTTGTATACGTTGCTCCCATTTATCTTCTTGCTCCTACTTGATATTCTAATCCAAAACCCTTTAATGAATATGGTGCTGTTGTGCCACCGTCATTTACTCTTAATGCAACTGCAAACCCTGAACCTTCAACTGGTTGACGAACAAGAGGTTGTGATGTTCCACCATATGTACCTGTGCCATATGTTGATGCTCCATAAATAGCGACAACTTTTGATGAATCAAAAGGGTATGCTGCAGGTCGAGGGGCATCACCACTCTCATAGTCGTATCTTAAAAATAAATCTGCATCAATAGTTGATTCAGGTGCATAGTTTAATATAACCCTTTGCATGTGTTTACGAATACCCGGATCACCAAAGGTTAAATCAGGACTTCTGTATTTTCCGTCAACAGTTTCACCATCAAAATCATTACCTTTTTCTTGTCGATATACATATCCATCAAAACCACCATGTATAACTTTTACATCACCAGTTGTAACAAATGTTCCTGTTGTTGAGGGTTTTATTCCTTTTAATTTTGCAAACTCAAAAGTCTGTCCTTTTAAAACACATATTAAACCTTGTGTGTCTTTTTCTGCATCTGTTGTATTTGTAAAAAATAATCTGTATTGTGTTTTATCAGGTATAACTATTGATTCAAATAAATCTGAATCTTTTATGTTTTTATCTATTTCAGGCTGCACAGCACGACTAATTGTTCCAATCTCAACGTCACCAATTCTTGCTGTACCTGCAACTG